GAAAAAATATCAAGAAAATTAAGTATATTAGATAATAAAAATGAAGCAAGAATGAAAAACATAATACCTAATGAATTTTCTCTTACATTTGATGAAGGCTATTGTGAGGGAGTAACAGATGTTATTTCAGAAATAAGAGCAATTATGAGAAGAGAGGATGATAAGAATGGATTATAAAAAAATACAAGAGTTAAACAATAAGATTCTTTCAAAAATAGGTGAAAAAGTTTTACAGGAATCAAAAAAGAAAACTCCGATATTACCAGAAGAATATAATTATCCTCAGATTGACTTAGGTCAGCCAGTGCATAATTTACTTAGATATGCTTTTGATAAAGCCATGGAAGATATGAAAACTGATATATTTGATAAAGCTTTTAGTGAAAGTAATTGCACAACATCAGCAGCAACAACAGAACTAAATGAAGATGCAATAAAAGAAATGATGGAAACTTTGAAAAAAGAAAAAATTAAGCCTGGAATTATAGAAATACTTGTTACTAAATTTGTAAAGGGTGATGATTGCCAGATATTACATGAGAAATATTTATGTATGAATGCTAAAACATATCAGTTAATAAAAGATAAAAAAGTTGAAATTATCAAATCTACACCTTTTGGAATACCTGTTTTTGAAGGTGAAGAAGCCGATGAAAGATATAAGAAATATTTTTGTGAAGGAATAAATAAAATTGGTTTTGATAAATATAGATTATTTAAGCCAAAATAATACCTAGAACAAATAAAGGTAAATTTACTATAGAATTAAATTTAAATTTGCTGTAGGTACAAAAATGAAAGCTTAAATTATATTTTAAATTGATTGGAGGAATGAGAAATGAAATTTGATTCAATGATTGAAAGACATAATAAGCAATTATCAAGTGATTGCGAATGGTGCATAAATAATGGCAAAAATGATATATGCCATGAATGTGTAAATGGTGCAAACTTATATAATGATGATGAAACAAAAGTACAGATTGTAAAAATATATAGATTGGAGGAATGAGAAATGTTAAAAATAATTTATAATATGATTTTGAAAAAAGAAAAGAACTTTCAGAAAGAATGAAAAACATGCTTCAAGAACAAAGAAAACTACGCGAGAAAAAACGCTAGAATTGATTTAAATAATAAATTAATAAAATTATACTATAAAAACTAGAATCGATTTTAGGCATATTTTTGGAAGGAATGGAAGGGGTGATTAAATGAGTAAAAATAATTGGAAATGGACAAATATTGATACAGGTGAAATTATTGAAACTAAAGAAAGACGGTTTAGCAATTGTCCAAAATGCAAAGAATTTTGCTTACATACTAATAGATATAAGAGTTTAGAAGTTATATCTCATAATGATGATATTAACGATATAAGCATTTGCATAAATATGATTTATTGTAGCATTTGTTGTGAATTGTGGATAAGACAAGATTATTAGGAGGAATGAAAAATGTATGCAATTATAAACAAAAAGACTAAAAAGTTTGTTACCGGTACTGATTATAGATATAACCCAAGAAGACAATTTACATCTAGAAATGCAGCGCTAACATGGGGATATGCTTTTGAAGTTGAAACAGAATTTCTAATTCGTGGCTGTGGTGAAGATTATGAAATAGTTGATGTATTAATTGAGATTATTGGCAGAGTTGATAATATTGAAGAAAGAAAAAGAATTGAACAGAAAGACTATTGAAATGTTTTATAAATGTTGGAAGAATAGATAATATAATTTGACATATGCCGATATTCGATGTATAATTATAGTGAGGTGATGAGATGACAACAACTGAATTGATTAAACTATTACAATCAGTAGAAAAAGGCGCAAGTGGAAGAGCTAGAGAAATAAGTATATATTTTTGCAATAAAGAAAGAATATTTACATTAAGCCCAAAGTTTGAAATAAATAGCGCTGGCGATGGTTGTTTGGGTGCTGAATTAACTTTAAATATTATTTGTGTAAATGAAAGTGAGGTAAAAGCTGATGGATAAAATATATTGCGAACTATGTGAAAACTTTGTTAATGATGATGAGATGGATAAAATATATTGCAATGCTGGAGATCATTACGTCTATGAAGAAGAGTTAACAAATGTATATGACGCTTATAATATTTGCAAAGAATGTATGAATAAGATTGAGGAAGAACGCAAAAAGATACCAGTTAAAAACTGATATCTAGTAAAAATTTCTTTAGGAATAAGGTATATACTTTAAGTATTTATTATATATCTTATTCCTAAAAATATCAAGGAGGATGTATTATGAGTATTATGAAAACTTTATACAATTACAACAGTGTTGACTGCGAAAACATCGAAGGGTACGAAATTGAACCGGATTGGTATGCTGATATACAAAAAGTAGAAGCAGCAGAATACGAAAACTTCTTGGTAAATTCAGGATATTACAATAGAATGAGGTGTTTAGATGAGTAACAACTTAGAAATATATGAAAAGTGTAGAGTTGTACCAGATACAGCTTTAAGGACAATTGAAAAAGGTCCACTAACAGGAAAGTCTGATATTAATCCAATGTGGCGTATAAAACAGTTAACTGAATTATTTGGCCCTTGTGGATTTGGATGGTATACAGAAATAATAAAAGAATGGACTGAGCAAGGCGCAAAAGACGAAGTAATGATGTTTGTTAAATTAAAATTATATATTAATTATAATGGCGAATGGTCTCATGGAATCGAAGGAACTGGAGGAAATACACTTATAAACAACTTTACAAATGCAGGGTTAAAGAATAATGATGAAGCTTTAAAAATGGCCGAAACAGATGCTTTGAGTGTCGCATGTAAAAAGCTAGGTATTGGGGCAGATGTATATTGGAATAAAGATAAAACAAAATATACTGAAAATGGAGATTCTGGAAATCAACAAAAAAGCAACAATCTTGAAAAAGAGATAAGAGACAAGCTTATGAATATATTATATTTTGCAGCTAAAAAAGATAAAAATAAAGCTGTTGAATTATTAGAAAAGTATACTTCATTCACTGGGAGAGATGGGAAAGAAGTTCCAGGAATATCTGATATAAATAAACTGAAAGATAAAAGGCTTAATACAACTTATGACAGGGTGCAGAAGGATTATCCTGAATTATATGCACAGGTAAAAGAGTTGTATGAAAATAAGATGAAGGAGAAAAAGGGAGCGTAATGCTCTCTTGGTGATATTATGAGTGTAAAAATTTATGATGGATACAAAACAAATTTGAGCTTAAAAGCAATAAGAACACATTGTTTGAGCTTGAATCAAGAAGTAAGAGAGCTTAAAAAAGTTCAAATAAAAAGACATGTACATGATTCTAAAATTGAAAAAGATTGGGAAGGATATAAAAAAGATATAGACTTTGTAGTAAATGATTTAGGTGTAAATATTGACATAACATTATTTCCAGTAAATGATTATTTTTTAGTAATAATTTATATTGGTAAAATATTTGAAACTTCTAAAATTTTGCTAAAGATAAAAGAAAAATTAAATCTAGTATTTTATGGATATTGGAATAATGTTGATGAAGATGAGACATGCAGTAAAGAAGAATGGGAACAAAGAAAAGAAGATTGGACAGAAGCATTAGGGTTAGATGATGATAATAATAGTGGAAGAGCTTGCAATAATGGATTTACTATTAGTTTATCAACAAATTCAGCTATTGATTATTGAGGTGATATTATGAAAAAAGAAATAAACTTAGTTATGTCAATTGATATAAGTAAAAATGGGAATATAGTTAATCATGATTTTTTAGAATATCAAGAATGGATACAAACTGATTACATAGATGAGGCTGAAATAGATGATATGTGCCAGAGTATTTTAGCTGATAAGGAAAATTATAACAAAATGATAATCGCAGTATTTAAAGCTGAAAGTGTTGATACAGGTACTTATTGTGAACCGGATTACGAAACAGTATTTACACTTGTAGATTATTACATTATAGAGGATGACTTGAGTAAGCTGTATGGAAGGGAAATGATATTATGAAAAAAGAAATATTAAGAGCTAAAATCGGATATTTATATTTAAAAATTATACATAATGGAAAAACTGAAATTATATTTGAAACTCAGCAGGATTTAATTGATGAAATAGTTGATTTACTGGAATATAATTTATATCCAGCTACTATAAATGACTTAGTAAATTGCATAACTGAAAATAATTTTAATTTGATTGATGAGGCAAGAATAAATATTGAGCAGGAAGAGCAATGGCACGAAGCGTATAATTATGAACCAAGATGGGATGGGCAAGGATTATGAGGATGCATATAAGCAAAGATATAGCAAGGTTAAAATTGCAAGAATATGATAAGGACACTTTGATAAATTATATTATCGTAAATAGTCCAGTTAATTTTGAAAAGCTGGATGAGATTAATAAAGATTTGAAAGAGCAAAGGGGTGGAGGTGAGAATGTATGGATGGATTAATTATATAAAATAAGTATTAAAGATAATAAATAACTGAAAGGAGATATACGATGATTTTATTTAATAAAATAAAAAATATTTCAAAAAATGTCCAAGTTGTGGAAGTAAAAGAGTTCACAGAATTGGAAATGGAAGATGGCAGTGTAGTGACTGCGGTTGGACGTTTAGTTGAGATAGCCGAAAGGCTATTTTTTTATTGACAATTATTTTGTGAATGTTATAATGTTAGAAAATAATTATGTGGTTTTGCATGAATAGGCCCCATGCAAAACCACATAAATGTAAATAAATATCTTATCGGTTCGAGGGCCTAAACTATGAACTGATAAGATATTTTGTTATATGGGGGTAACTTTATGAAAGAGTTGATTAAAGTAAATATGAAGAATATTAATAGACCTACTGTATTGGGAAGAGATTTATATGATTTTTTAGATGTTAAAACAAAATACATTGATTGGTTTGAAAGAATGTTAAAATATGGCTTTGAAAAAGACAAAGATTTTATTGAACTTTCTCAAAAAAAAGAAGGTTCAGAAGGACAAAGAAGTATAAAAAGAACCATAATTAACCATCAATTAACTTTGAATATGGCTAAAGAAATCGGAATGATTCAAAGAAATGAAAAAGGAAAACAAATAAGAAAATATTTTATAAAATGTGAAGATACTTTAAAAAATATAATCAAAGTAAAAACACTAAACAAAAATGATAAAGAATGGCAAAAAATTAGGCAAGAATCAAAAAAGGTTAGATTTGAAGAAACTGAAGAAATTAAAAGATTGGTTGAATATGCTAGAAAAAACGGATCTGAAAATGCAGAAAAATATTATACTTTATATTCTAATTTAATATGGAAACATCTTTTTGATTGCCAGGTTAAATCAAAGAATAAAAAAGATTTATTAAACTCTAAACAACTCCATATAATGATGCAGGGAGAATATATTATTAAAAATAAAATATCTGAAGGTATGAAAAATGAAATAGATTATCATGATATTTATAAAAGCGCTAAATATGACATTGCATCATTTTCTAATTTTATTGAAATTACTAAGATTCCTTATTATACGCAGCTGAGCCTAATTTGACATTTATGAAAATTTGACATATAATTTTACAAAAGGCATGGATATTTCAAGAAACGAATTATTTAGTTGGTCCTAAAAAAATAATAATAATAAAGCATTATCAGACGTTCCTTTATAATTTATAGAATATAGCGTTTTTGCGGTTATTTTGTTAATATAGATTTAGTGTTTATTTACATCCAGATAAGAAAAGGTTCCATGCCGCCTTTTCTGTTAGCAGGTAGAAAAATGAAAATATTAGGCATAGATGAAAAAATGAATAAAAATTACAAGCTTATTAAAGATACATGCAAAGAAAAAGGTATAAGATTATATGAAATAAGTGATAAACTTTACATGACAAGGCAAAATTTTTATGATGCACTCAAAAATGATAGGTTGAAAAAAATTTACGTTGAGAAAATAGAAAGAATACTTGATATAGAACTGGAGAAATAAATGATTGATTTTGGATTAAAAGCAGAATTTGAAAAAGAAGAAAATAAGCATAATAAGAGGATGCTAGATATATCTAAAGATTTTAATATCTTTGTTGAAAAAATGATTAATAAATACCAGATAGCATCTTATGAATTGCTAGGAATATATAATAGTCTGGCTGCCATAGAATTACAGGCGAGAATTAAAAATAGCCTAGAACAGCAGGCTAAATATAACTTAAGCTTGAAAAGAAGCATTAAAAAGAATTAAATTTAAGCTTCCTCTGTAATATTTTGGAGATGACATAATATATTATGGGGGAAGTAAAATATACATAATTGGAGATAGAAATGTTAGTAGAAATAAGCTTTAAAAATGGAATAAAGGAAATTGTAAGAATTGATGGAATAACTGAACCATTTGAGACTATAAAAAAGTATTATCCAAAAGCTAATAATGACAAAGAATGGGTGTCTTGCAAAACAGAAAATAACGATAATATTTGTTTTGATACTTCTGAAATATCAAGCATTAAAGAAATAAAGAAAAGGTGATTTTATGATAGTATTTGCCGTAGGCGATGGACATGGCGAAAAAACTCAGGGAAAAAGAACACCAGATGGATATAAAGAAAACTTTTTTAATAATGCTGCAAAAATACATACAATTAGAGAAATGAAAAGGCATGGTGTAACTATGCTTGATGCATCACCAGAAAGTGATGATACACCATTATCTGTAAGATGCAGCAGGGTTAACAGAGGTATTAATAATGTAAAGCCTAAAGGGTTTTGTTCTATACATTTTAATGCTTATGGCAACGGTGAAGAATATAACGAAGTGGAAGGTATAGAAACTTTTTCTCATCCAAATGCTCCATCAGAAGGCGGAAAATTATTATCAAAATATTTACATGATTATCTTATCCAAGGTACTAAACAATTAGACAGAGGAACAAAATACGCAGACTTTTATGTATTAAGAAATACAAAATGTCCAGCTGCTTTGGTTGAATGCGGATTTATGACAAATAAGAGAGAATCAGAATTAATGCAAGATGCTACATTTCAACTAGAATGTGGTATTGAAATAGCTAAGGGTGCATTAAAATATATTGGTATCAATTGGCAAGATGAAAAGCATGTTGAAAAGTATGAAGAAATTTTAAAAGAGGTTTCGAGTTATTATAAGACATGGATTAAGTTTGTAGAAAAACATCCAGAAGTAAATTTAAAGGGATTAATTGAAAGATTATATTATGTTTGTGGTGAATAAAATGAATATTATAAAATGGATTAAAAAAATGTTATTTCAAGATGGAATATATTTAGGGTGTATAGTAAATTTATGTAAAAAAAGATGTAGTTATAAAGATTGTTTCACTTGTAGTGATGAAAATAAATTTGATATTCTACATGAAAATATTAACATATCTAATAAATAATCACTGGAAGGTGGTTATATGGCAAGAAAAAAAGTAATAGACAAAGATAATCCTTATGGGTTAACAGCAAATCAACAAGAATTTTGTAATCAATATATAAATAAATACAATGCTACTCAAGCATATTTAAATGCTTATGATGTCACATATAATACAGCAAAAAACAACGGTCCGAAATTGCTTGCAAATACTTGCATAAAAAAAGAAATTAAACGCTTGAAAAAAAAGTTAAATAAAGATACATTTGTTGATACTAAGGATTTATTTATAAAATATTTAAAGATTGCATTTTCTGATATTGGTGATTACATAGAATGGGATTATAAAATAGAAAAACATAGGGACATGTTTGGAAATGTTTTAAAAGATGAAAATGGAGAAGACAGAACTTATATAAAAAATTTCGTTAAAGTTAAAAGTAGCTCTAAAGTTGACACGTCATTGGTCCAGGAAGTTAGCAGTGGTAAAGATGGTTTTAAAATAAAATTAGCTGATAAGAAACAGGCGTTTGATTATTTAGAAAAACATTTTAAAGATTTGTCGGGAGAAGAAGGCGAGAAATTTCCATTTACTTTAGAAGAAATAAAAAAAGCGACTGAAATGTATAGGAAGTTAAAAGATGATTAAAAGTAGAGTTTTAATTAATTATGCAAAACTTAGGAATACAGCAATATCAGCAGCAAGAAAAAACTTTTGGAAATTTTGTAAGATTACATCTCCTGAATTTTACAAAGAAGATAGAAAATATCTAAAAAAACTATGCGATACTCTTCAGATGCTTTATGAAGGAAAATTAAAAGTAAATGATGAGGTTACAAATAAATTAATTATCAATATGCCACCACAGACAGGAAAAACACGAACACTAACTAATTTCTGTATGTGGTGTCTTGGTAAGTCAAAGAAAAACAGGATAGTTACTGTATCATACAATGATAATACAGCTTCTGACTTTTCAAAATATACAAGAGATGGAATAATTGAAGAATCAGACGATATTGAAAAAATAAGTTATTCTGAAATATTTGAAGGGATTAAACTTAAAAAAGGGACATCTTCAGCTTTTAAGTGGGCATTAGAAGGAGAGCATTTTAATTATCTTGGAACTGGTATAGGTGGAAGTATAACAAGTAAATCGGGTAACATTAGAATAATAGATGATCCGATAAAAAATTTAGAAGAAGCTGTGAACGAAAATAAACTTGAAAAAATATGGGAATACTACAGAGGTACATTTCTAAGCAGGCAATCAGGAGAACACATTGACATAATTAATCATACTAGGTGGAGTGAAACCGATTTATGTGGACGGGTCCTTGAAAAACAAAAAGGAAAATGGTATGTTTTAAAATTTGAGGCATATGACGAAGAAAAAGACGAAATGTTGTGTTCTGAGCTTCTTTCAAAAAAGGATTATTTAGAATTAAAAAGCATAATGATGCCAGACATATTTTACGCTAACTATCATCAGCAGATTGTATCAACAACAAAATCATTATTTAAAATATTCAAAACTTATAAAACAGTTAAAGGCATACACTTTGAAAGAATTGTAAGTTACACAGATACAGCAGACGAAGGAAATGACTATCATTGTATGATTATTGCAGGATTAAAAGATTTTAGATTATATATATTACACATATACTATAGTCAGGAGAGTATGGAAAAAACAGAAGGTATATGTGCGGCTTTATTAGATGATTATAATACGACAACGGCGTGGATAGAAAGCAATAACGGGGGTCGTGGTTACGCCAGAGCAATAAGAAGAATATTGTTGAATGATTATAAAACAAGTAATCCTGTCGTATACTGGTTTCATCAATCAGAAAACAAGGAAGCTAGAATTATAACAAATTCTAATTATGTCCAGGAATATGTATATTATCCTGAGGACTGGGAATATAGATATCCAGATTATGCAAAGCATATAAAAAAATATATACGAGGCGGTAAAAATCAGAAAGATGATGGAGCTGATTGCGTAACTGGATTGTGTGAAAAAACAATGAAAAGTAAAAAGCCGTTTTTTGGTTAGGAGAAGATTATGGGAAATAAGGATATAGGTAATATAATTGCGACACCATCAAATGATGAACCAATATTAAATTTAAGAGATGGCATGGTTTTGAATGATTGGTTTTTTGTTAGTTTATTTAAAAAATGTAAATATAAAGATTTTGAATCTCAGATACTAAAAATTAGAGAAGAAGATGAGGAGTTTGATTTTGTTCAGGCTAATTATTATTGTTTACGTGAACAAGGTGCAAATGATAAAATGTTGGTACAAGCAAAAAAAGAATTTGCAGAGGAATTAATTGACTCAATCCAGGCGAGATTTACATTGATGTCAAATACATTGACTCACGAAGAAATGATTAATGCTTGGAATGAACATATTAATAAGATGGAAAAAAGGAAGGAAATAAAACAAGAGGGCTGATATTATGAGTATTACAAATGTAACTTTGTTATACCAAAAACTTAAAGCAGATAGTGAAATTACTACAGAGTCTATTATTAAAAGCTTGATAGAATTTTATATGAAATCTGAGGAAAGACAAAAAAAAATTGATGGAATTAATTATTATGATTCTGATAACACAGCAATAAAGGAACGAAAAGAAAAAGACTTAATAATTAATCATAAAATTGCATCAGGCTTTTATAAAAAGCTTGTTGACCAAAAAGTTAATTATTGTTGCGGAAATGATATTGTTGTTGAAAATCTTCCAGAAGATGATGATTTGATTGATATAAATGATTTTACTATAGATATGGCAACGGAGGCAAGTATTAAAGGGGTAGAATGGCTTTATCCTTATATCAATACAGAAAGAGAACTAGATTATAAAATAATTGATTCTTTAGAATGTATACCTATTTGGGATACTGAGTTCGAGGATACATTACAGACAATGATAAGATTTTACAAGGTTGACATGGTTGAAAATGGGAAAACTTTTACTAGAAATAAAGTAGAATTATATGACAAAGAAAAAGTTACTTATTATATCGAAGATGCTGACCATAATTACATATATGACAATAGTGTAAATAATGAAATTTATTACAATTCTAATCATTATGTCACAATGGGTAATGTTACAGAAATAAAGAATTTTGGATGGGGTCAAGTTCCTTTTATACCTCTATTCAACACAAAAAAATTTGTATATGATTTACAAAATGTTAAAGGAGATATAGACCTTTACGATATAGTAAAGAGTGATTTTGCAAATGATTTAGAATTTCATCAAACAGCAATTCTTGTTATTATAAACAGAGGAGCACAGGATTTAGATGACTTTAGAGAAAAGCTTAAAAAACATAAAATTATAGAAATAGACAATGAAGAAGCTGAAGGTGGAGGAGCACATTATCTTACACTTGAAATACCTGTCGAAGCTAGAAAAACATTCCTTGAAATAATAAGAAAAGATATATATGAACATGGGTTCGGAGTTGATACAAAACAAGTTGGAGATGGGAATATTACTAATATAGTTATAAAAAGCAGATATGCAGACTTGGATCTAAAAGCTAATAAATTTATAAAGCAGATTAAAGCATTTTTGAAAAGATGGTTTAAGTTTGTAAATATATATAGAAAAATAAAAGGTCAGGCTCAAATTGATGTAAATAATCTTGATTATGTGTTTGATAAGAAAATGATATTCAATGAAACTGAAATGATAGAAAATTTCGTGAATCAAGGTGGAAGAATTAGCAATAGAACATTATTGGCAAATCATACTCAGGTTAACGATGTTGATGAAGAAGAAAAACAGATAGAAAAAGAACAGGCTCAATATGATGAAAGATTTGGTATGAATACAGAAAATGAAAACGATGGTGATGAAGATGAGTAATGAAGAATATAGAATTTTGTATGAAACATTATGTTTTAATTTAGGAATGATAGCAGCTACATTAAATAAATATGATAAAGACTTTAGTAATATATTAGTCAATGTAGTAACTAATGATTCATTATCATTCAATGATGTTTTTGACAGGTTAAATAAAATTGATGATGATAGAAAAGATGAAGAAAAAAGATATATAACTGAAGATGAACTTATTTTAGAAAAAATAGATAAAAATAAATTGAATAAAATTAAAGATTTAGCAAGTAAAATTACTAAAACTTCAGAATTAGAATTTTTAGAAGGTGATGAAGAATGAGTGATTTTATTAAGGAGTTAAAAATTAATGCAATATTAGCAATTATATTAATGTCATTTTGTATTATTGATACATTAATTATTGTTTTCGTTTCTTGGCATACTGGTATTATTCTAGCAATGGTGACATGTATATATATTTGGATATTAAGATTTGTAATATATAAATTAAATAAAACAAATGAAGCTGAAACAATTGATAATTTTGAAGAAGAACAGCAGGAATATACTTGCTTTATTTGTAAAGATAAGTTTATGAGTAGAAGTAAATTTGAAAATAATCATCCATTATGTAATGAAGAATGCGCAAAGAAATATATTGATAATGGATTTACATCACAAGGTAGCATGACTAATTATGGAGATTTAGAAAAGCTTATTGATTGTAAAAGTTTTGTGAGGGAACATAATTTATGATTGATGTAATTATGACTATATGCTGTATAGCAAGTATTATAATTTCTCTAATAGTTATCAAAGATACTAAAAAGCTGGATGATTTAGAGAAGAGAATTTATAAGTTGATGGAGAAAGATTAATGATTGAAAAAAATTTAAATGGAGCAATAATTAAATATATTGTAGGTATGGTTGTAAGATATTGTTATATGGATACTATTTATAGAATAATCAAAGTAAACGAAGATTCGCAAACGGTAGATATTATGAACTTAAACGATGGTTCAATATCATATAACATCCATGTTTCTGATATAATTTAAAATAGAGGATTAGAGTTGATAAAATGACTCAAAATGAAATTAGAAAATTATATGCTTTATTGATAAGTAAGATTAAAAAGCATTTATTAATATTTGA